CCGCCGGCGCCGGCGGGCGGGCAGAAGGCCCGCGCCTCCCGCGTCGCCATGCGCCGCGGCGAGGCCTATATCAGCGCGCTGGCCCGCGCCGAAGGGCCGCTTCGCGACGGTTTCGAAGGTCGCTTGAAAGGCTTCTTCGCCGATCTCGGGATCGATGCCGAGGCAGCAGCGAAGAAGGCCCTGCCCAAGGGCGCGAAAGCGCAGAAGGCCAGCGATGACGATCTCGTTGCCGCGATCCTGAAGGCGCTGGGGATCGAGCGCTACGAGACCACCTTCGCCGATCTCTTCCGGGCTCAGTATCTTGAGGTGGGCGAGAGCATCGCGCGCGCAGCCGACCTGGCCGGGCTCGCCGGGCGGCTGCCGGACCCGGTGGCGCGCGCCATCGTCGCCGCTGGCGGACGGCGGGCCGGGCTGATCGATCTTGAGGACCAGACCAGCAAGGCCCTCTTCGATGCGCTGGCCGAAGGCCGGGCGCAGGGCGAGGGTGTGCAGCTGCTCGCCGCACGGATCCGCGACCAGGTCGAGGGCGGGCCTTGGGCCAGCGCCGAGACCCGTGCGCGGATCATCGCCCGGACCGAGACCAAATATGCGCAGAACATCTCGACGCTGGAGCGCGCCAGGCACGCGGGCGTCGAGAGCTTCGTGGTGTTCGACGGGCGCCTGGGCGAAGGCCGCAGCAAGCCGGATCACATTGCCCGTAACGGCAGCATCGTGACGGCGGCCGAGGCCGACGCCATGGCGGCTGCCGAACACCCCAACGGAACCCTGTCTTTCGCGCCGCACTTCGGCGATGACGACGACGACTGAGGAGGCTGCGATGCAGACCAAGACACTCACCATCGAGAAGATGGACGGCGAGGGCCGCGGCATCGCCCGGATCGCCACGCTCTCGGCGGTAGATCACGATGGCGACACCTATGCCCCCGGCGCCTTCAGCTGGAAGGAACAATGGGTACAGATCGTCCCGGCGCACCAGCACCAGGCGATGCCGCTGGGCAAGGCCCGGCTTTACGAAGACGGGGATGCCGCCTTCGCCGAGTTGCACATGAACCTTGAGACCGCGGCCGGGCGCGACTGGCACAAGACGCTGAAGTTCGACCTGGAGAACGGCACTGCCGTTCAGGAATGGTCCTACGGGTTTCGTGTCCTCGACTTCGAACAGCAGATGCGCGACGGCGACCGCGTGCGGCTGCTGAAGCGGCTCGACGTGCACGAGGTCTCGCCGGTGCTGCGTGGCGCCGGCGTCGGCAGCGCCACCCTCAGCATGAAATCGCGCGGCGCCTTTTCGGACCAGCTCGACGCGCTGATCGAGGAACTCGACGATGCCTTGAGCCGCGCCGAGGGGGTGAAGACCCTGCGCGACGGCCAGGGCCGCGCGATGAGCAAGGCGCGGATCGACCAACTGGCCAAGCTGCGCGCCCGGCTGGACGCGCTGATCACCGGGCCGGAAGGCGACGAAGACGTCAAAGTCCGCGCCGAAGCCGAGGCCTTGGCCGCCCGTCACATCGCGCGGGCGGCTATCCGCAAGTACAGGGCGCAAGCGCCGCGCGCGACCTGAAATCCCGACAGCCCCGGAATTGGCCGCTGAACGGCATCTCGGGCTGTCGGGCACCCTGACCCCAAAACCGTCTTACCCCCCTCTCGATTTGGCGCTCCGCCTCTCGATTCGCCCCTTCCGGCTGGCACATGCCACCGGGATGGACAGATGCCGGGATTTCGGCCAGTCTCGGCCCTGTTGAGGCACCGGCGCGACCCCGCCCGCGCGCCTGCGCGGATAGCCCGCACCTCGCCCCTCACGCTAGCGTCACTTCACTTGCCCCCCGCGCGGATCGCGGGGTGCCCCGACTGCCGCACGCGGACGTGCGCACCCCGATAGATGCGAACGTAAAGGAGGGGGCCGATGCCCACCCTGGATTTGACGCTGAAGCAGGCGCGCGACAAGCTCGCTGCCAAGCAAGATGAACTGGCCAAGGTCTTTGCCGAGGCGAAGACCGATGACGGCTCGATCGATTTTGCCCGGGTGAAATGCCTCGGCGACGACGTGAAGGGCTCGATCCCGGTGGCCGAGAAGGTCAAGGCGATGGATGCCGAGCTCAACGAGCTGGCCCAGCACGCCGAAACGCTCGAAGCGGCGGAACGCGCGGAGAAGAACCTCTCCGACCGCGAGAAGGCGCGGGGCCGCCCGCCGATGCCGAACGGCGATCCGGCCGGGGCCGGCCGCCAGGCGCTGAAGGCCCTGGGCGACCTGGTCGCCGAGCACAAGGCCTATCAGGCCTGGGCCAAGGGCGGCGCCGGTGGTGGCATCACGCTCAACTTCGACGACATGCTGGCCTCGGACGCGCTGGCCAAGGCGATGGTTTTCGAGACCATTGGCGCCAAAGCGGCCTTCACCACCACCGCCGGCTGGGCCCCGGAAAGCATCCGCATGCCTGGCTTTGTCGAGGCCGTCTCCCGGCCGATCCAGCTTCTGGACGTCCTTCCGATGGGGCGCACCGGCTTCGAGCAGGTGGTCTACATGGAGGAGACCACCCGCACCCATGCCGCGGCCGAGACCGCCCAGGGCGCGGCTTTTGCCGAAAGCACCTTCGTGCTGACCGAACGCACCTCGCCGGTGCGCAAGATCACCGACAGCGTGCCGGTGACCGACGAGCAGCTCGAAGACGTGGCCATGGCCCAGAGCTATATCAACGGCCGCCTGACCTTCGGCTTGCGCCAGCGGCTCGACCGGCAGGTGGTGCTGGGCGATGGCACGGGCTCGAACCTGACCGGCATCGCCAACACCGCGGGCATCCAGACCCAGGCGCGCGGCGCGGATCCCGTGCCGGACGCCTTCTACAAGGCGATGACCAAGGTGCGCGTGACCGGCCGGGCGATCCCGACGCATCATGTCATGCACCCCGACGACTGGCAGGGCGTGCGGCTGCTGCGCACCACCGACGGCGTCTATATCTGGGGCAACCCCAGCGAGGCCGGTCCGGAACGGATGTGGGGCCTGCCCGTGGTGCAGTTCGACGCGGGCTCGGCCGGCACCGGCTGGGTGGGCAGCTTCCAGCCCGCCTTCATCAGCCTCTTCGAGCGGCGCGGCATCGACGTGCAGGTCGGCTATGTCGGCACCCAGTTCACCCAGGGCCTGCGCACCGTCCGCGCCGACATGCGCATGGCGCTGGCGGTGCTGCGGCCGGCGGCGTTCAGCGAAGTCACGGGGCTGTAAGACCCCGGTCAGGCGGTCGGCCGCGCCCACGGATGGACGGGCGCCGCCGACCGCCCCCTGATGAATACCCGAGAGGGCCGCCCCGTCGCCCGGCGCAATAGATGGGGCATAGATGAGCCCGCGATCAGAAGGCGGTTGGCGCCGACGCCGCCTTCACCCCTCCGGCAGGAGCCTGAGACATGCCGACGATTTCCGGATTTTCCACGGCCGTGGGCTGCGCGCTCATCCCCGGCGGCCCGGTGGGCGAACACCTCGTCCCGGGCAACATCAAGGACGGCGACACGCTGCTCAGCGTCGAGCACATCACCGACGGCGCGCCGCCCACCCGGGTGGACCGCACCGCCGAATTCACGATCACCGCTGACAAGGGCGGATCGATCACCAACGACACGACCGACACCACGGGCGGCTTCCTGCACGTCCTCTGGGCGGCGAAGGAGGACTGATCATGGCGCCGAACTATGTCATCGCGGACGAGCGCATCTATCTGACGGCCGACAAGCAACGGGCGGTGGGCCAGGGCCAGCCCGGGGCGCATACGCTCTATGCCGCACCCGGTCATCGCATCCCGCTTGATGCGGCGGCGCGCCTGGGGATCGGCAGCGACGGCCGCGTGGCGCAGAAGGGCCGCAAGTCCACGCCCGACAACAAGGAACGCAAGGGGCCCGCCGACGACAAGTCCGGCAATGGCCCCGGCGCCTCGGGCGATCTGACGCAGATCAAGGGTATCGGCAAGGCCACGGCAGCGGCCCTGGCCGCGGCCGGGATCGGCGATCTCGCCGCCCTGGCCGCGGCCGATCCCGCCACCCCGCCCGATACCGGCAGCGCGATCAGCGCGAACGACTGGGTATCCTGGGTGGACGCGGCCAAGTCGCTTGCGGCGGCGAACCAGGCCTGAGCTGACAGATGGCCCTGATCGACCGGGTGAAGGAACGCAGCCCTTCGGACCTCTCCGACACCGAGCTGCAGGCGATGATCGACACCATCGCCGCCGAGATCGACGCGTGCGTCGGTGCCGCCGGTCCGATCACCGTCACCTCGGGCGATCCCACCGACGATACCACGCGCTCCCGGCGGGTGCTGCGGCTCACCCGCCCGCTCGATGAGGGCCAGCCGGTCACGGTCACCGAAATCGACCCGGGCTGGTCCGGCGATGCGGCGAACGAGGTGACGCTCAACGCCGAGGATTACCGCGTGCTCCACGGCGGGCGGACGCTGCAGCGGCTCTGGGACGGCACGAACGGGCGGCGTTACTGGGCGCCGCTCGTGCGCATCGCCTACACGCCCCAGGGCGTGGCGGGTTTGCGCGACGAGGCGGTCATCCGGCTGATGGCCATCGATCTCACCGACAAGGGCGCGCTCAAGTCCGAGCGCGCAGGCGATTATTCCTGGACGGCCGCCACCGGTGAAGAGCGTGCGAAGGCGCGCGAGGCGGTCTTCGACTGGCTGGTGCAGATGCTGGGGGGCGGCCGCTTCCTGATGGCATGAGGAGCAAGGGCATCCGATGATCTCGCGCCGTCTCACCATGCGCGCCGCCGTCGAGCGCAACCAGGCCAGCGGAACCGACGCATGGGGCCAGCCGGTGGCACCCGACTTCGTGCCCCTGGCGACACTGCCTTGCTTCATCTGGTCGAATACCGCCCGCGAAGTGGCCGATGGCAAGGTGGCGGCGATCGAGGATTTGCGCGGTCTCTTCGCGCTGTCGGCGGACATCGCCGAGGAGGACGAGATCGCCCAGGTCACGGACCGCCGTGGCGCGGTCATCATCCCTGGGCGACTGAGAATCGAGGGGCCGGTGCAGCGCAAGCACACGCATCTTGAGGCGGCGCTCAGGCGCATCGACTGACGGGGCGGGCAGATGGCCACATCGAAATCGCTCAAATGGTTCGGCAGGCAGGTCACCGCCAAGATGCGCGCGGCTCAGGTGGCGGGCGTGAACCGGACCATGGCGGCCTGCGTGGCGGAGGCCAAGGGCAGCCATAGCTGGCAGAACCGGACCGGTGTCCTGGAGGGCGGTATCGACGTCGCCGATTATGCTGCGCCCGAGACTGATGGGGTGCGCGGCACCTGGGGCGTGCGGGACGTGAACTATGCGCGGATCCACGAGCTCGGGGGTACGATTGTGCCGGTGAGGGCGAAGGCTCTGGCGATCCCCGACCCCGATGATCCCGGTGGCGTGCTGATGGTGAAATCCGTCACCATTCCCGCCCGCCCCTATCTCAGGCCCGCGGCCGACAAGCATTACCCGGATCTGGCGCGCAACATCCGGCGGGCCTTCGAACGCTCCTCCCGGGGCGGTTCGGGCGGTTCTTGACAGCCGGGGCGCGCGCCCCGATCATGGCTGAAATCCCCCTCACACCACAACCTTGACGGTCGCCCGCGCAGGCGCGCGGATAGTTTGCCTTTGCCTGGTCCGCCTAATCTGGCGCCATGGCGAATGCGGACATCATAGCAGCCCTGCGTGGCTTTCTCCTGGCGGACGCGGATGTCGCGGCCCTGGTGGGCACGGGCATCTATGGCGGCGCAATGCCCCGCGCGGCGGTGGCAGGCATGGCCCAGCCGGCGCTGGTGCTCACGCTCTCGGGCGGGGTCTCGATTGCCCAGGGATCCTGGATGCGCGGTCACGACACGCAGCGGGTCGATGTGACTGCCTGGGGCGCCACCGAGGCCACCGCCTATGCCCTTGCCAATGCCGCACGCCACGCGCTGACCGGCATCCGTCGCCTTCTCGTCGACGGCGTGCTGATCCATTGGGCCGAACCCGCGGGCGGCGCGCTCGACGGGCGCGATCCCGACGGGCGCTGGATCAACGTCTGGCGGCCCTACCAGGTCTTTCACGCAACACAGGAGGCGGCCTGATGCCCGCACCGTTCGAGATCATCGCGGCCCCGTTCACGGCGTATTTCGCGCCGCTGGGTGAGGCCTTCCCCCTCATCGACGCCGCGGTGGCGGGCAACTGGGTGAAGATCGGCACCTCCGGCCCGGAGAGCTACGACGAGGAGGGCGTGACCGTCACCCACGAGGAAGAGGTGAACGAGGCGCGCCCGCTGGGATCGACCGGCGCCGTCAAGGCGTTCCGGATCTCGGAAAGCCTGGTGATCAGCTTCACCCTCTGGGACGTGTCGCTGGAGCAATACGCACTGGCGCTGAACCAGAACGCGGTCGTTACCACCGCGGCAGGTGCTGGCACGGCCGGCTTCAAGGAGGTGCCGTTCTACCGCGGCGAGCAGGTCTCGACCATGGCGCTCCTGCTGCGGGCCGATGTCTCGCCCTACGGCGACGCGATGAAGATGCAGTACGAGGTGCCCTACTGCTACCAGTCCGGCTCGCCGCAGGTGGTCTACCGCAAGGGCGAGCCCGCCGCGATCGCGCTGGAATTCCGGGCGCTGGTCGATCCGAACGCCGCCACGGCGCTCGACAAGTTCGGCCGTCTCGTCGGCCAGCACCAGCTGCCGATCTGATCCCGTGACCGGCGGGTCCAAATCGCCGGACACGCTCGCGGCAGAGCACCGGCAACTGGAGGCGCAGGCGCGCACCCACAAGCGAGAGGCGCAGCGTCACCGACGGGCAGCGCGCGCCGCCCGCGAAAGACAGGCCGAAATCGAGCGCGAATGCGCCCGGCTCGGCATCGGTTACCTTCTTACCAATGGCGCAGGAGTACCCCATGGCCAGCAACAAACCCCTCCTCGATCTCAGCACGCTGATTGACCGCGAGCGGATCGCGATCGACGGCAAGGCCTATGAGCTGCGCAACCCCGACGAGCTCAGCCTCGCCGACTGCGGGCGCATCATGCGCAATGGCGAGAAGATCGAGAAGCTCTCGGCAGGGGGTGATGAGGCGGCCGAGGATCTCGATGCCGTGGTTTCCGAGACCGCGAAGCTGGTGATGGTCGATGTGCCGGATGCGGTGCTCGCCGGGCTTTCCGGCATGCAGCGCTTGCAGGTGGTCGAGGTTTTTACCGAGCGCTTGCTGGCCGCGAGGATGCGGACGGCAGGCGGGATCGCAAGCCGCATGATGAAGGAGGGCCGGATTGGGGCGAAATCCTCCCCCGGCTCCAGCACTTCTACGGCGGGTCGCCGCAAGTCTGGCTCCACGAAACACCGGTCGGTGTGATCCGGGCGTATCTCTCCATGTTGCCCCGTCTCCAGGCCGAAGCTCAGATCGCCGCCGTGCAAGCCGCGTCGCTCGGTTCGGGCCGGGTGAAGAAGGACGATGCGCGAAAGGCGCTGCGGGCGCTGGAGCGTGCAGCCACGGGCGGGCGGCGCAAGCTCCCTGCTGCCACGCCCGGGCAGCTTCAGGCGATGGGGATTGGCGTGCACATCGTGCCGGCGTCCTCGGGCGGCGCGGAGGTGGAGCATGGCTGAACGTCTTGGCGAAGCTGTCCTCGATCTGCGCACCCGCGACCGCGGCCTGGCTCCGGGCATTGACCGGGCCGAGCGGCGGGCCGAGCGACTGGGGCGCACCTTCGATGCGGTCGCCCGGCGCGTCGGCGCCCTGGCGATCGCCGCCTCCGCCATGTTCGGCGGGGGCGCGCTCGTCGCGACCATCGCCGATTTCGACAGTTCCATGTCTCGCGTGGCGGCGATCACCCGGGCAACCGACGCCGAGCTGGCGGCGCTCAGAGCGACGGCCAGCGAGCTTGGCAACACCACGGAGTTCAGCGCGGCCCAGGCCGCGGACGGCTTGTCCTTCCTCGCCATGGCGGGGTTCGACGCCCAGCAGGCAATTGCCGCGATCCCCGCTGTCCTCGATCTTGCCNCGGCGTCGGGCATGGGGCTGGCGGAAGCGGCCGATACCACCTCGAACATCATGTCGGGGTTCGGCATCGAGGCGGAGAACGCGGCGGGCGTCGCCGACATCCTTGCCGCGGCCTCGTCGCGATCCAACACCAATGTCTCGCAGCTCGGCCAGGCGATGTCCACGGCCGCGCCGATCATGGCGGCGCTGGGTATCGGGATCGAGGACACCGCTGCCGCCCTTGGCGTGCTGGCCGATGCCGGCCTGCAGGGCGAGCGCGGCGGCACTGCGCTCAGGGGTGTCATCGCGTCCCTGGCCGCGCCGACCGACATGGCGCGCGACGCGCTGGCAAACTACGGTCTGACCGTCGCGGACGTGGACCCCGCCTCCCGCAGCCTGACCGAGATCTTCACGACGCTTCGGGCCGCGGGACTGTCCACCGCCGATGCCATGAACATCTTCGGGCGGGAAGCGGCGACCGGCGCGCTCGTGTTGACGGCCGCCTCAGAGCGCGTCGGGGAATTCGGCCAGGAGCTGCGCGACGTGGACGGCGCCGCGCAGGCCATGGCCGCGACGATGCGCGACAACCTCAGGGGCGACATCCAGTCCCTCGGCTCGGCGATCTCGGGGCTCATCATCGCGCTTGGCGAGGCGGGTCTCACGGCCGCGCTCAGGGCGGTGACGCAGTTTCTGACAGCGACCGCGCGGGTCATCGCCGAGAACGTCCGACCTGTCCTGGCAGGTCTGGCCGTGATCGTCGCCGGACTGGCGGCCTCGCAGATCCCGGCATTGATCGGCATGATCTCGCGCCTTCCGGCGCTGTTCACGGCGGCCGGCGCGGCGGTTGCCGCCTTCAACGGCATCCTCACCCTGACCGGCACGCTGGTCACGATCCTGGGCGGGCCGCTGGGCGTGCTCTTCGCCCTTCTGGGCGCGGGTGCAGCGGCCCTGGTGCTGTTCCGCCGGCGGCTCGGCGAGACGCCCCCCACCATCGAGGCGGTCCGCGAGGCGCAGGATCTTCTCAATCAGGCGATGGGCCGGTTCGCGGGCGGTGCGCCAGGCGCCGGGGCCGAAGCGATCGCCTATGCGCGCAACCTGGAAACCACGGCGGCGGCGGCACTGGCGGCGGCTGAAGCGGTCCTCGCCTTCAACGAGGCGCGCCTTGAGGGCGTCAGTCCCGAGGCGCTGGAGGCGATGCAGGCCATGCCGGGCTGGGAAAGCAACCCCATGCGCGGCGTGCTGGAACAGCAGGCACAGGCGCGGGCCCAGATCGAGGAGAACCTGATCGCCCTCGAAAACGCCCGGCGGACCTTGCAGGCCCTGCAAATTCAGCAGGCGACCGCCGGCGCGGCTGTCAACGGCAATCTGTTCGACGATGCCGGTGAGACCCTCACGGAACTGACTGTGACGGTTGAAGGGTTGGGAGACGCCTTCGAGGGGGCAGGCGATACTGCGGCCGAGGCCGCCGAGGAGGCACTGACCGGCTGGGCGGCCGTTGCCGATGCCCTGTCCGGCTATGCAGAGAGCGCGCGCAACCTCGGCCAGGAGATCGGCAAGAGCCTGACTGGCGCTTTCCGCAACGCCGAGAGCGCGATGGGTCGGTTCGTCGAGACCGGCAAGTTCGATTTCCGCAGCCTCGTGACCTCGATGCTGGCGGATCTCGCAAGGCTCGCATCGCGCCGGTTCATCTTCGGGCCTCTCGCCAATCTCCTGTCGGGCTTTACGGCAAGCATCGGCAAATCGGGCGGCGCGCTCGCCAGCATCTTTTCCGGCTTCTTCGCCAGCGGCGGCACGATCCCGAACGGCACCTTTGGCATCGTCGGCGAGAATGGCCCGGAGCCAGTGTATGCGACTGCAGGCGGCGTCGGCGTGATGCCCAATTCCAGCCTGCGTCAGATGCAGGGCGTCACCAATGTGACCGTCAATATCCAGACCCCCGACCCCGATGCTTTCCGCCGTGGCCGGGGCCAGTGGGCAGCCGATATTGGCCGCGCCGTCTCGCGCGGCCAGAGGAATTTGTGATGGCCGCGTTTCAGGAAATCAGCCTGCCCAGCGGCTTGGCGAAGGGCGCGCGCGGTGGCCCCCGGCGCAAGACGACCGTGGTCACTCTTGATAGCGGCTTCGAAGAACGCAACGCTTCCTGGGCCAATTCCCGGCGCGAATGGGATCTCGGCTATGCCCTGACCGACGCCGCCTCTCTGCATGCGCTTATCGAATTCTTTGAGGCACGCAACGGGCGGCTCTATGGGTTTCGCTTCCGCGACTTCTCCGACGACCGGTCGGTGGCGCCTACCTCGGCGATCTCCGCAACGGACCAGGTGATTGGTACCGGCGACGCGGTCACCACCGCTTTTCAGCTCGTCAAGACCTATGGCACGCTGTCGCCCTGGGTCCGCACGATTTCGAAGCCCGTCGCAGGTTCGGTGCTGATCGCGCTCGACGGGGCGCCGCAGGGCTCGGGGTGGTCGGTCGATACGACGACCGGCATCGTCACCTTCGACGTGGCCCCCGGCGCCAGCGTCGTCGTCACGGCCGGATACAAGTTCGAGGTTCCGGTGCGCTTCGATACCGACCAGCTTGACATCGCCATGGATTACGAGATCGCCGGTGAAATCCCCGCGGTCCGGATCGTGGAGATCCGGACATGAAGACCCTTTCGGCGGAGCTTCAAAGCCACCTTGAAACCGGCGCGACGACGCTGGCCTGGTGCTGGCGCATCACCCGCGCCGACGGGGAGGTCTTCGGTTTCACCGATCACGATCTGCCGCTTGTCTTCGATGGCACCACCTATCAGCCCGACAGTGGGCTCGTGGCCTCGGAGATCCGCGGCGGCTCGGAGCTGTCGGTCGATGCGCAGGATGCCGAAGGGGTGCTGTCGTCGGAAGCGATCAGCGAGGCCGATATCGCGGGCGGCCTCTGGGATGCGGCGCAGGTCGAGGTCTGGCGGGTGAACTGGGCGGACACGAGCCAGCGCGCGCTGCTGCGACTGGGGGCGACGGGCGAGATCCGCCGCGGCCGCGTGGCCTTCGTGGCCGAGATGCGCAGCCTCGCCCATGTTCTGGCTCAGACGGTGGGGCGCAGCTACCAGGCCGCTTGCGATGCGGCGCTGGGGGATGCGCGCTGCGGCGTCGATCTCGACGATCCGGCCTATGCCGCCGCCAGCGAAGTGGAGGACGTGATCCGGGGCCGGGTGTTCACCGCCGAGGATCTGGAGGGCTTCGCTAGCGGCTGGTTCGCCTTCGGCACGCTGGACTGGACCTCGGGCGCCAATGCCGGGCGCCGGGCCGAGGTGCTGCGCCACGAACTGGACGCGGGGGTCGTGACGCTGCAGCTGCTGGAAGAGCCGGTGCTTGCCGTGGCCTCGGGCGATACCTTCACCATCCGCGCCGGCTGCGACAAGCGCATCGAGACTTGCGGCGCCAAGTTCGCCAACGCGGTGAACTTCCGCGGCTTCCCGCATATTCCGGGCAATGACGCGGTGCTGCGCTATGCGACCCTGTCCAGCGACAACACCGGGGCCCCGCAATGAGCGCCCCCACCGCCCTTGTGATCGAGGCCGCCCGCGGCTGGATCGGCACGCCCTATCACCATCAGGCCAGCCTGAGGGGCAGCGGCTGCGACTGCCTGGGCCTGATCCGCGGGGTGTGGCGCGAAGTCACCGGCACCGAGCCGCCGGAACCGCCTCCCTACAGCCGCGACTGGGGCGAGGTAGGGCGCCGCGAGGTGCTGCTGGAGGCGCTGCGCGGGGTGCTGGTACCGGGCGACGGCATGATGCCGGGCGCCGTCCTGGTGTTCCGCATGATGCCCGGCGCGCTGGCCAAGCATGCCGGCATCCTGATCGAGGGTGCCCGCTTCGTGCATGCCCATGAGCGCCGCGGCGTCGCGGCCGAGGCGCTGACCCGGGCCTGGGCGCGGCGCGTGGTGGGCGTGTTCCACTACCCGGGGGCCCGCTGATGGCAACGCTTGTCCTCGGCGCGCTGGGTTCCGCGATCGGCGGCGGCTTCGGCGGGGCGATCCTAGGGCTTTCGGGCTCGGTGATCGGTGGCGCCATCGGCACGCTGATCGGCCAGCAGGTCGATGCCTGGGCCGTGGCGCGGCTTCAGGGAACCGAACGGATCGAGGGATCGCGGCTCGACAGCCTGCGGGTGACCGCCTCGACCGAGGGCGCGGTGCTGCCGCAGCTCTACGGGCGCATGCGCACCGGCGGCAACATCATTTGGGCGACCGACTTCCTGGAGGAGATCACCACCCGCAAGGAGAAGGTGTCCAAGTACCAGAAGGTCAAGATCACCGAATACGACTATTCCGCTTCCTTCGCCGTGGCGCTCTGCGAGGGGCCGATCGCCGGCATTGGGCGCATCTGGGCCGATGGCGAGATCATGGATCTCACCGATGTCACCTGGCGCTGGTATCCGGGCGACGAGGCCCAGCTACCCGATCCGCTCATTGAGGCCGCGATGGGCGAAGGCGCGACCCCTGCCTATCGCGGGACCGCCTATGTGGTCTTCGAAGGCCTGGCGCTGGAAGCCTATGGCAACCGCCTGCCGCAGCTCTCCTTCGAGATCTTCGCGCCCCTCGCCGCCGAGGATGCGGCCGAAGGGCTGGTGCGCGCGGTGACCATGATCCCCGGCTCGGGCGAGTTCGCCTATGCCACCAGCGTGGTGCAAAAAGGCCTCGGCGCGCTTTCGGGCGAGAGCGCCTGGGACGAACCGCCGGATCCCGATGACAATGCCGGCGCCGAGAACGAGAACGCGACAGACGGCGCGGCCGACATGATGGTCTCGCTCGACCAGCTCGAAGCCATGGCCCCGGCGGTGGAAAGCGTGAGCCTGGTGGTCAGCTGGTTCGGCGACGATCTCAGGGCCGGCAACTGCACCATCCGGCCCAAGGTCGAGCAGGCCGAGAAGACCACCAGCCCCGCCTGGTCGGTCAACGGGCTGGACCGGGGCGACGCCCTCGTGGTCAGCGAGAGCGGCGGCGGCGTCGCCTTCGGCGGCACACCGGCGGATTTCTCGGTGGTGCAGGCGATCGAGGAGATGAAGGCCCGCGGGCTGCGGGTGACCTTCTATCCCTTCCTCATGATGGACGTGCCGGCCGACAACACGCTGCCCAACCCCTATTCCGACAATGCCGCCACCAATGGCCAGCCGGTCTATCCCTGGCGCGGCCGCATCACCTGCAGCCCGGCCGCGGGGTTCGACGGCAGCGTCGACCAGACGGGCAGCGCGGCCACACAGGTCGCCGCCTTCTTCGGTTCGGCCACGCCCGAGGATTTCGCGGTCTCGGGCACCGGGTCAGACACCGAGGTCAGGTGGACCGGCGGCGCCGACTGGGGCTACCGGCGCATGGTGCTGCATTATGCGCATCTCTGCGCCGCGGCCGGCGGCGTCGATACCTTCCTGATCGCCAGCGAGATGCGCGGGCTGAGCACCATCCGCTCGGATGCCACCACCTATCCCGCGGTCGCGGCACTGATCGCGCTCGCCCGCGACGTGCGCTCCATCCTCGGCCCCGACACCGCGATCAGCTATGCCGCCGATTGGTCGGAATTCTTCGGCCACCAGCCGGGCGACGGCTCGGGCGATGTGCTCTTCCACCTCGATCCGCTATGGGCCGACCCGGATATCGGCTTCGTCGGCATCGACAATTACATGCCGCTCTCGGACTGGCGCGACGGCTTCGATCACCTCGACGCAGCTGCTGGCTGGCCGGCGATCTACGACCGGGCCTATCTGCAATCGAACATTGAGGGCGGCGAGGGGTTTGACTGGTATTACGCCTCGACGGGCGACCGCGCGACGCAGACCCGCACGCCGATCCTCGATACCTATCCGGTCAGCCGCGACATCGCCGTGCCGCGCGAGATCGAAGTGCCGGCGATCATCGGCCCGACCGGGATCCTGACCAATTCCTGGCACGAGGTGCTGGGGCGCGACGGCTATTTCCACCCCGACAGCGGCACCTCGGAAGGCCAATTCACGATGATCGAGGCCTGCGCCCGGGCGGCGCTGGCGCTGGCGGGGACCGATCCCGCCGCTTCGGCCTCGTATTCCGACCGCTCGCGCCTCCTGGCCTCGGCGCTTGAAGAGACCTTCTATCGCCGCCCCTATACCAGCGACACCGGCGTGCTCCTGGTGCCGCACTGGCTCTGCGCCGCGCGATCGGGCTTCGACCTGCAGACCGCCGATCTGGCCTATGCGGCGACCTTCACGCCGATCGGCGGCGGTCAGCTGCGCGCGGTGATCCCGCCCGCGGCCGGCGGCGACGTGGTGCTGCAGGTCTATTCGGTGCGGGCGACCGATGCGACGCTCCTCTGGGAGAACCCCTACTCGCCGGTGATCGGCACCGCCTTTACGCAAAGCTCGGATCCGGTGACCAGCGAGACCGGCACCGAGGTTTTCATTGCGGGCAGCGTCGAAACCGAGGCGCTGATCGCCTACAGCTACAACCGCGGCAATCCGCTGGAGGTCGGCCAGCCCTATGAGGCCTGGCCGATCTGGCGGCGGCTGGAGGCCGGCGAAGTGGATTGCGCCGGCGACGCCATGCGATGGGCGATCAAGGCCTATGACGCCATGCACGCGCTGCACGGCGGCACACAATGGGCCGCGCTGGCCGAGGTCACCAAGGCCAGCACGGTGAGTGCCTTTGCCGTCGATGACGGGCGCTGGCTTATCAAGCCATCGCTGGCGATCGACCCCTATTCGACCGCGGGGCTCTATACCTTCGCCAGCCGCCCGACCACTTGGACGCGCAGCGCCGGCAGCCTCAGGGCGCTGGTCTCGGGCGTGGGCGAAAGCCAGCTCGGCCGCGGCTTCGAGATCGAGATCGACGGCGCCGAGACGATCACGGTCAGGGTCGGAGCCAGCGTGGCGACCGGCGATGTCGAGGTCTTCCTCGACACGGCGCCGAGCTATTCCGAGGCGACGCGCTGGGTCGCGAGCCTCACCCTGAACGGCAGCGGCGTGCAGGAATTCACGCTGGACCTGTCCGATTTCCTGCGGATCAGCGACGACACGCCGCTGTCGGGCAGCTTCACCGCCTATGGCTTCGGGGTGATCGACCGCGAGCCGGCGGCGCATGCGGTGCTGATCGAAAGCGCCCGGCCGACGCAATCCAACGCCCCCGACTGGACGCCCTGGATCACCCCCTTCACCATCAACGTGGCGGGCGGCGAAATCATCGACTGGCGCGGCACCCCGGGCAGCGGCTACCAGTCGCCCGACATCTGGGCCGATATCGGCGGAACCGACGGGCCGGACGGGCTGCTGGCGCATTGCCAGTTCCTGCGCGCGGCGCAGCTGGCCTGGCAGACGGATGTCGGCGGCCTCGGCCCCTTTGCGCATGCCTATGTCTGGGACCGCTTCGATGCCGAGGAATTCGGCGAGGCGCCCGGCACCTGGATCTACACCTGGCACGATCCGAATTCCCGCTGGGCCGGCTATCAATACCGGCCGCTGGAGGCGACGGCGCGGGCCATCGTACTGATCGAGGGCGACGGCGATTACGCCGCCGGGCTGGCCGAGGCGCTGGACATCGCGGGCGATTTCATCGGCTGGCTGAACGGCACCTGGACCTCCAGCGCCAGCGGCCCGCCCACGGAT